TTTTAGAGATGATATAGGGTGCTATGGAGCCGTCGTATATCTTTTCAGCCTTAGACCCTTCTATGAACTCTGAAGGCCATATACGAGCCGTGTAGCCCCTCTCTCGAAGTTTGTTGTAGATGGAGTCCTCGCATTGAGGCGTTCCCAGAAAGAGTATTCGTGAGCTATCGAGAGGTTTAAGTATCGCTTCAAACTCCTTTACTTGTTCGTCGAGCTTGTCGCGGAGTCCTTGTGTAGCGGAGTTGTTTGGTACTTCTATGTCGTCCGCTACGATGATGTCAGCGCGAGATCCCGTTAGTTGGGACGTTATGCCTAGTGACTTGACGGAAGGAGCGTGAGCGGGTGGTGCGGAGCCTACGTCGAAGGATACCTTACTGAAGCGTTGACCATCCCGTGGCTTTAGTCCCGCCAACATCGGTATCTCGTTGATGATGCGAAGGGTGAACGTCGAGAAGTCGTCGGAACGGTTCTTACTGGCTGATACGACCAATATGTTCTTGGAGGGATCTAGCAGTAGCTGGTGAACGACGTACGCCGAACATATCCACGACTTGCCTACGCCACGGAACGCCATGATGACGCCGCGCTTCGGACCGTGTTGCATGTAGTCCGCTATGTCGTATTGAAGGTCGGTGGGGTTCGGTAACCCAAGGTGCTTCCAGACGACGTAGAGGAAGTTACGGAAGTCCTTCAACTTCGTTTCACTCACGATTGTTGGGCGGCTTGCTTGGTCTCGTCGTCTTCGTTGAACGGTAGGACTTCAGCCAGGTTACCCAGAGGCGTTCCTTGTTCGGTGATGGAGACTACGTCGTTGTCCTTTAACAGTTGTCTGGCTCCGTTCAATAGAGCGGCGTTGTAGTCGCCCGTCTCTTTCATCTCTTCGATGGAGTCTTTATAGGTGTCGCACAGTAGGACTTGTAGTTGTTCCAGTTGTTCTCGTTTCTTCATAAGTGTTACGGTCTCCTTTGCATCATCATCTCTAGGAGACGATCCAGCTTGTTGTTAATGGCTTCCAACTTCTTCTCCAGACCGTGTATCCGTTTTTCAACGGAGATGTCTCGTTCGTGTTGGGCCGACAGTTCGACCTCGATCTTCGTAAGACGGTCTTCGTCTTTGTCCAGGCGATCAGCAAACTTCTTGCCTATCCAACCGAAGACGCCGAGTACGACCGCCAAAGCGGTGTCGAGGAAGTGAGATAGTTCTTCAGGCATGGTGTTATTAAGCGCCTATTTCAGTAGCTGTTATAGTCGAGATCGTGCGAGGAAAACTTGTGTTGTCCGTATCCGTGTTGGTGCGGTTGAAGTAGAAAGTACCACCGTCCATTCGGACTTGTAGCTTGTAGACGGTCGCTGACGTCGTAGAAGGACTGTCCAACCAAGTCATGCTTTTGTTGACGGTCGCTTGGTTGCTGTAACTAGCTCCCCATAAAGCGCATTGATATCGACTACCGGCCGCGTCTCCTACGGATAAATCAGTTGAATCACGCAACGCCTTAAAAGCAGCGAAGTTAGTAGTGGCTGAAGTATCGAAATTGAAGTTCACCGTTAGTAGTATCTTACTGCCCGTAGTCGCCGGTGTTATTGAAACGGTCATTCCCGTTAAATCAGTCCACGACGTGCTTCCCGTCGTAAAGGTAGCGGCGGTTACTACGGTGTGCTGTGTTTGTAGAACCTTCCCTCCCGCCGACATGCCCGTCAACAACGACCCGTCTACCGCCGGAAGCTTCGCCGCAGCCGTCAGTTGAACTACGTTGTTAGCGGATGTTCCAAGTGTTCCTGTGATGTAGGTGGAACCCGCGTTGACGTCGGATACCATTCGTGAATGAGCCTGTGTTATTGCCATATATAGTGGTGGTTAGAGGGATTAAATAGATGCTATGATAAAGGCAAGAAGCTCTTCGTATCGAATACCAAGTCGGGTCTTTTCTTCTCCCGTCTCTTCATCCGTCCAAGTGTCAGAGCAAAACAAACCGTATTCGGTAGCGTCGAGTCCTTCTGCGTTAAAAGCGTCTTTGACGTCTTGTGCGATTACGCCCACGTGTGTTCTCAAACGGCCTTTGAATTTAAACTTCTTGACCAGTCCCTTAATTGCCGTTGCTACCCGCAACTCAGCTTCGGACAAATCTTCAATCTGTTCCTTTTCATTACGGTCAGACGTGGTTATTACCGAAGAATTAGCGTAAACAACGGACCAACGCTTACTAGCTAGACCGCTACTTTGAGCGGTGTTGGTAACGGCGTCGTAATCGAGGGAAGGATACCAAGCGCCGTCAGCGTCCATAGTGAGTGTTTTACTTGCCCGTTCGTTGGTAATATTGAACTTACCGCTACCGCCCCCGGTATAGATCGAGTACATACCTTCGTTGGTTCCCGTATGGGCGGCCGACTCCAATCGTAGCATACACGACCCGTTAACGGCGTCCGTTGACTGTAAGTGTAAACGCGCTTGATCACTGTCCTGTTTAATTAACAAACCTTTGGATACTTGTAAGTTGTATTTGTCGGCGGTGTTAAACGTCGAAGAAACGTCCAAGCTGGTTACGTTGACCCCCACTACGTCGTTTGCTGCGTCGGTCGCGATTAGATTAGCGTTGTTGTCTCCTTCTACTCGAAAGTCCACGTCGCCTCCGCCTTCGTTAATGACGACGGTTTTTTGGGCTGAAGTATCGTCTACCATGAACACGGAATCAGTGTCGCTGATCTTGGAGGAAGTAACGGCGTCGTCTTCAATCTGAGAAGTACTTACCGGAATCGCTGCTACTGGAATCGCATATCCACGCTGGACGACCACGATTTTGGAACTAGTTGGAGGAGTGCCTGTAAAAGTTATGGTGTTGGCGTCGGCGTCGATGGCGTAGGCTACCGTAGGTTCTTGAAGAACACCGTCGATAGCTACCTCGTACATCGTGTCGTCCCCTAAAGCAATGGCCGGACTAAACGTAAAAGCCGTACTGCCGTCACCCGTAAACGCATATTTAGCGGACGCCGTGGAAGAACCCGTGATCTGGTTGCTTATCTGCGTATCTACGTATGTTTTGTTTACGGCGTCCGTGGTGTCCGTTGCCGTTGGTACGTTTTTGATACGAAGCGTTTTAGCGTCCCAATCCGTACCAGCTACTTCCTTTTGAAGCGACAGTTGGTTAAGTTCGCCTATCTCCTCGTTCAAGTAGAGGTTGTGCAGGTACGACCTGTCGAGAGATGACTCGTTCAAAATCGACCCGTTAACGAAGTCCACCAACGGATTAGCGCTATCGGCGTTTGAATCACGTTTGACTCTTACCTTCTGACCTACCGTAGCGCCACTTATAAGAACGACTTTGGTCGACGGGGAAGTCGTGATAGTGTAGTGGGTTGTGAGGCTCTTGGTAACGCCGTCTATTTCGACGACAACGTGGGAGCCTTCAAGATACGGAAACGAGAAAGGAAAGTCCGTCTGCGATGCCGTTGCGGTAAAATCGACGTAAGTTATAGCCATGATGTGTTTCTACTTGTTAGTTATTGTTGATAAGTTGTTGAAGTTAATCGACGTTGAGAACGTCTAGTACGGAACGAGGAGTTTCACCTAGTAGAGTGCTTTGTGCTTTGTTTCTTTCGTAAACTTCGTCGAGGTACTCCCCGTCTTTATTCACGAAATCAGATAAGAAGAAGAAATTAGTTTTACCTTTACGCTCATACATTTGTTTACGGGTTTCCGTGTAGTACTCTTGAAGCTTTTTATTGAGTCTCTTCAAGCCTTCGTTTTCCCACGCATCGACGTTGTCTTCTTTTCGCTTCCACCCGGCGTCAAAGTCTTTCCTCCACGATGAGCTATATATTAAGCCGTCAATAGCTTGTTCCAGCGTCTTCCTTCCTATTACCGTTTCCCTCAAGCGTTTGTTGAAGACGTAGTCCAACGTGAGTCCGTCCGAGTTTCTGTACTCAGTCATCTTTACGCCTGATGAGAGCATTGCAGGTTTTTGTTGAACGTTTTGATGTAAGTCCGTCGCTAAAATCTTGTCGAGTTCTGTGCGTATTTTTTCCTTTTCAGGAAGTTGTCGCATGATCGCTTGCGTACCCCACGTCTTGGTACTCTCGATGTCGTTACCAAGTATGTCCGTCTTGTGATTCAGAGGGCCATTTCCCAAAGAGTGATAAGCTATTCTATCCCAGTAAGAAGCTCCGCGTAGATCCACGACCTTTCCGCCGCTATCTAACATTTGAACAACCTTTCGAACTTGTGCGGGATTACTCAAATAACTAGCAAGGAAACGAGATAAAGCGTTAGTGAACACTTCTCCTTCGCCTGTCGCCAACTCTTCCGCTGTCTTGATACCGCTGGTCAACGGTTGTTCGCGAGCAAGACCAACGAAAGAAGATCTAATCACGTGTGGTAAATCTTGTTCCTTAGTAAGTAGCGGTTCACCTGTTCTTTCTTGTTCCTTGCGCAACTGCCACCACATCATTACATCCGCACCTATTGCGTAAGGGAACGACCAGGGCATAGCTGCGGCATAGTTGGAGTTGTGTGAGTTAAAGCGGTTAAGACCTGACTTCTTTCGTTGATCGTCCGTCATCCATAACAAAGACCCCGTAGCGTCTCCGGAAGCGGCATGCATAGCTCCTGCGGTCATCAGTGATGAGCCTATAAAGAAATCGGTAAGAGCCTCGCCTTTGAATTTTAAGGCACGTGCTTGAGCGGTGTGCATACGTTCGGTGAACTCAACGATCTGCGCGTTCCAGCCCTTCTTGCTTTCCGGTGTTAAATCTTTGGACGTTCGTAGGATTTCGTCAATTGCTTCTATCTGTCTTTTAAACTCTTTAATCTTTCCCGCATACGGGTTGAAGAAATGCGCCCTAGCGACAGTAAGTGGTCCGGCTGCTACACGTAAACCACGGCCTATAACAGCACGTAAGGGAACGCCGATGTAAGGCATAATCGCTTTTAAGGAGAAACCTACTACGCTATCCGAATGACCGAGACGACTGAGTGGACCTATTATTTTATCTTCAAGGTCGGGTGTATAAACGTCTTCCCACTTCTCAGCATTGGAAGCGAACAATAACTCCTCTCTAACTTGATTAACTTCGTCGTAGAACTCATGGGTCTTACTAAGAACTTCCAAACCGTTACTGTCTACCCAAGCTGATTGGTATAGTTCTTCAGCGCGCTTACGCGCCTTCATCGGGTTGTTTGGGAACTCAAGTATAGCTTTCTTATTGGACTCCGCCCATATCCTTCCTTTGATAAGAGGACGCTTAAAAGCCTCGTCTAGTCCTTGGATGGAGCGAACGCCTAGCGATAGTATGTGCCAGAAGTTATTAGTGTTAATCCATCCTGTAAATTTCTTAGTAACGTTGTCTACCGCTTCAGCCTGTCTTTTAGCGTTAGCGTGGGCGCGAGCAATGATAGCGTGTTCGCCTTGAGGTAGCGTACCTGAAGACAAGTCTTCCGAGAACTTACCGTAAAACGTGTCGGTAGCGCTTACGTTCTCACTAAACGTCCGTTTAAGAGCTTTAAGGTTATCTTTGGTGAAGAACGTTGAAATTGTTTTGAATGCTCCCGCTCCATCAGCAGCGGCTAAACGCCACGCTACAGGCGCTCCTTTGTTTAGATTGTACAAGAACGTAGCGGCTGGTCTGAAGAACTGTTTAGCGATACCGCCTACACCTGTAGGAACACCAGCCATAGCTGAAGGTAGTTGGTCGATCAGCGATAGTTGACGTGCTTGATTAAGCGCCCGTGTAAACTTAGTGAACCTACTGGCGACGTCCGTTTCAAGTGATGTCAACAAAGCGTTCTCCAGATCCGCAAAGATACGAGCTTTAGCTTCCTTCTCGTTAACGCTGTCTATATCCTTTAACTTGTCCCTCATCCGTTTCTTGGACGCGGTTATCTTCTTTCGAATAATACTTGCTTGGGAAGGTTTAGTCGGTCCTGTAGGTTTAGGAGCAGTAACGTCCTTTAGCTCAGAG